TTGAGTCCCAGGCATAAAACCTTGCTCTCTTGTTTGAACTGCAGAACGAACAATTATAACTTGACGGTAATCTTCATTGCTTAATATATCACATAAGCCTAGATAGAGACCGCACATTGTTTTACCGGTTCCTGCCGTACCTATGGCAGCAATATTATACCCAGCATTATAGCTATCGAAAAATTCCTCTTGAGTTTGGGTAAGTGGTCGAATCTGATTCATACTGAATTTGGTATCCATCTTTGAACCTTCTTCTTTACGAATTTTTCTACCCTTCTCTTTTGGTGATAAACGACGCTGTCTTGACATATAACCTCCTTAGTCACGATGGAATATAAGGTTAAAATGGAGTCTTATTTCCAATCGTTGATTTTGTTTCCAGTGTATGATTTGTTTTGTTTCATTGATGTAAGTATATCACGAAAACCTTGGTCAGGTTTAGCTCGACCAAGTCGGGCACTATCAACCATAGGTGTGCCACTAGTTATGACCTGTTGGATATGAGGATTGTCTAGGAGGTAGACTTCACGGTCGGCCATCTTCAAAAATTTCTCGAAGATTTCACCGGAACCGTCTTTGTTTCTAAATGTGTAATTTGGCATTTAATATATTGTCCTAACAGTCATACAGTTATTTATACGATAGACTCGTAGATTTCTTTCCAATTTTTAACTTTTAATATGTCAGTATGATTATAATCACTATTAAAATCGTGTTCAATTAGAATTGATCTGAGTCCTAAGTTTGCGCCGCATTCGGCGTTAAGAGGTTTATCTTCAACCCAGATACATCCGCTATCTTTATAAGGTAATAGACCTTCGTCTTTATCAGCTCCACAGTCTAAACAGATTAGTTCTTCAAACACACCTTTACCAAATAGTCTTTCAAGATTTTCCATTCTTGCTTTCTTGGCGTATTCATCTTTTGATAAAGAAGTAATACAATGAAATATGTATCCTTCACTATGTAGCTTTTTAACGTATTTGATAGCATCACCTAACGAAGGTAGGAATCCAATCCTAGCTGATTCATTAAACTGTCTAACAAGCATTCTTGATTCAGATTTTGTAATATGAAAAGTGGCAGCGACATCGTAGACGCCTTCTGTCATTACTTCTAGTCCATTACTTTCTGCCATCCACTTATAGAAGCTGTATTTCCAATCAAGGAGAACACCGTCGCAATCTACGAGGATTAGTTTGTCTTTTCTGTGGTCCATATTATTCCTATTCATTATTAATTTATAGTACCATTATAACACAGTTCTTTATGAATGTCAATGGTATTACGATATTAATTTATGCTTTTCGCTGAGTTTATGCTTTCGAGTCTCAGATCGTATACGCTTCTTCTTTTTATCACGTTCTCGATCTTCTTGCTTAACTTTTTCCCAATCACTGTCACGGAATTGATTAAACCGCTTGGCCATTGCATTACTTCCTTAGAAGGTAATACCTTCTTATCTCATGTCCATTGGAGTAGTGAACAAATCTGGAAAAGCTTGTTCTACTGTTTTGCGTGATAAACCTTTTACTGCTTTGTGAGTAATTACATGATTCACCATCATCTCTGAATCTAATGGATCTATATCTTCTAATAGACCAATGAATAATCCTTCACGTTTTGTTTGGTTGAGGTTTTCATAACCACCACCGTCAATAAAGATTCTCATACGTCTTGCTTCACGATATAACATAGTCTCAGTATTCTCAATGGCACCATTTGGTTTAAAAGGTGGAGCACTATCTGGGATTAGAAAGTTAATTTCTTTATCGTATATTAGACGTAAGATAGTTCTTAGAGCCGGTGCATCACCAGCTTGTAAAGTCGTAACTTTATCTGCTACGTCTTTTGTCTTTGCAGCATCATTAATTATCTCTGCTATTGATTGTTTTAAGTTCATTTTAAAAGTCCTGTAAATCGCCGATTAAACCCTTAAGCTTATTTTTAACAAAGTAGTTAAATAGATGTCCTCGGCCTACATCTGGGTTACCATTATAATTATCAAGAATCTGATCTTTGTATTCCTGAGGTATTTGTGTAAGGTCAATCATTTGTTTATTACGCTTAAACCTTAACATTGTTTCTGCATCCATTGATTCTGGATTCTGAGTAAACTGTTCTATTCTTTTCTTAGTCATTGGCTTTTGTCTTTCACCAACCGCTAAACAGTTATCAGGAGAAAGGATGTTTGGAACACCATCACCAGTATCACCTTTCAGAACATGCTCAACTAAATACCATTGAGGATTCGCATGAGTAACGTACTTCTTTAATACTGGGTTGTACTGAGTTACATTAGCATACTTGTGCAATTGAATAAAGTCCTTATCTCCTGATAGAATCAGAATCTGTTCGGAACCTGTATTTAACTCAGTACCATGTTCTTCACAAAGTGTAGCAATAATATCATCAGCTTCACAACGATCTACTGATACAACCTTATATGGAAAGAACTCTTCAATCTCAGCTCGTATTTTATGAATGACTTCAAATAGAGCATTCCAATCCATATCAGAATCATCTCGACTCTTTTTACGATTGGCTTTGTAGTAGGGATAGAAATCACGTCTCCAAACATTCTTGTTATCACAGCACAGAACAATCTCACCAAATTCCTTAGTGAATTTTTTGCGATTGAATCGTATGCTGTTTAAGAACATGTGACGTAATAGATTCTCATCTAACTCAACGTTAGTGTGGTTACCAATACTTGCGAATAGACTCGCGAGCATAACTTGGTTATAATCAACTAATATCATAATATTTCCGTTTATTTAATTTGTTAGACTATTATACAACTATTCCTCGTCAATGTCAATGGATTCTTCAACTTTTTTCATAAAGCCGCCAGTTAAGGCTGTTTCGTCAGATCCATCTGATACATAGACATTTTCTTCAGCATAGTCTTGGAGTTCGTGGTCAACTCCCATAGTCATAAGATGTAAAGAACGTATTGACTCAAAGATAAGAATCATACTTGGAAAGTATAACTCAGCATCTTCTTCTAAGTCGCAACCAGCTCTCGCCATCTCGCCTAACACCATTTCCCATATAATTTCTGATAGTTCAGAAGAGTACGATTCTTTGTACTGTCTAATCTTCTGCCCAACCTCTTCGTGAGAATTGGGCGTTTCGTAATCAGTCCTTGGAAAATGTATTACATTATTTTTACTTTTGGTAGACATCCGCAACATTCCTTAATAGAGTATTAAACATAGTAGAGAAACTTGCTATAGAATTTCTAGCCAAGTTAAATCTATCAGAGTAAGTAAATCCGTGGAAGTAGTTTTCGTCAGTCTGCATCTGAGTTAAAATTTGTTTAGTTACTGCAAAGCAATAGTTTGCATGAGTATTTGCATCTTCGTTCCAATCATACATGATAGTAGCATTAGAAGCAGTCTCAGGCAATGCACCGTAATTAGGATGGATACAAATCATCTGAGATTTAATAGCCTCTATTAGAGCAATACAGGAGGTCTCTTTCCATATATTAGGATATAAGAAAATATGCGATTTTTCTAATGCACTAAGAACAGTATCGTTATCTTTAACACCATGATAAGTCATTTGCGGATGCGCTTCAATCGCTGCATATAGACTCTTATAGTTTTCATCACGTTGTTCCCAACCATAAATTTCAAATCCTGAAAAGACATCAAGATGAATATTATCGAATTCTTTTGATAACGCTTCAAAGACTGGAACTAATAACTCAAGGCCACGATGCGGAGTCGTATGATATACGAAACGAACTGTTTCCATGTCCTTTTTAACTGGTGCATACTTTGTTTCAATTGCATTACTAATAACAGAACATTTAGAGTATGGAATACCGAATCTTACGATATACTGATCTCGCTGCCACGAAGAGACAAACACAAAATGTTGAAATTGATTCCAACCACCGTCTCTTAATATTTTGTTTTCTGGATCTTCAGCTAGATCATGGCACCATAGAATATTTGGTACATCTGAATATACTTCTCTTGGTCTGGATAAATGTACTGCAACTCTTTCCAATACGCTTTTATCAACATTGTCTATTAGTCGTTGTCTCATCATTTCAGTTCCGCCTCTCGAGTTCACTGATAATTCTGATTCTACGATCTCACCTTTATATATAACACTCATTTTATTTCCTCATAAATTTTGTTATGTTCACGTTCATTATTAAAAATTTCTTCAAGCGATAATTCAGAACCTTTCTTTGCCCACCAATCCTTTAAGAATTCGTATGAATAAAAAGCACTGCTTGCCTGTTCATTATAATAATATATATTCTTAGACCTAAAGTCTGTTACATTATGGTTGAACAACGGAAAGGATATCACTAATCCAAATCCATGCATTATGTTATTCTCTGTAGTAATTGGAGAATCGTTTGGCATACGATAATGAATCTTCTCAGGATCGTCTCCAAAATAATAATCAACAACCTTTTGTGCATACCACCTCTTTAAGGCAAATGCTTGTAATCCGTGGTCCCATAACATTCTTTTCCTTGGAACCATAGGAATGTATTCGTTCTGATAGTCATAAGGATACTCAAACACATTACACATGTGCAAGCAACCCCAATCATACTCATTACACTTCTCAATATATTCTTCGAGTGTAAAATTCCAATTCTCTACTGTATTATAATCAACATCATCTTCAAAGAACAAACCAAATGGCTCGTCCGTATTCTCTAACCACCACTTAATAGTTAGTAGTTGAGAAGAAGCAACACCTTTAGTTGTTTTAGCAATAAGCTGTTCGTCACCAACGAAGGGAATCGAAACTCCTTCTTCATAGCGATCATAAGAATGGACATAAATGTCGGATACTCCACGGCGCATCCATTGTTCTCTGGTATAATACTTTCTATCCTTACACTCAGTAAGGTTTATAATATTAGGCTTCGGAAGATTCTTTAACTTCGACTTCGAGATCATGAGATTCCTTCAAATCATTATATACATTTTCAAGAGCACTGTGAAACGCGTGTACTGAACCATTGTTATGGATTCTATATGTAGCAATATCCATTTCTTCTTTTAAGACATATACCTTATCAATGTTGGTTGACATATTAACAGTATATTCTTTAATTAGATTACCATTAAAGTACTTTCTTGAATCTGTTGAATAGTCGTGTCCTTCTCGAGTTAATTGAACAATGACAACATTCTCTTTGCCAACTTTTTCAACGATAGGTTCAAGTTCTTCAACAAATCCACCATCTGCTAATGCATAGTTATTGCCTTCGAATATTTCATCGGCGACTGAACGACCGAAGTAATCCAAACCTTTCTTTGGTTTAATAATATTCTCAGATACATGAATCATTGCTTCACGTCTTGACATACCGTTGAGAGCAAACTCTTTCTTTTCCTTTTGTGCTCTATCGTTATATCCATCCATGAACCATCTTTCATTAACTTCAAAATGACTAATCGTTTCTTTAAATAATTGATACTTAAAGCTGAGGTTCCCAAATCCAAAATTTTCTTTGAATACAGTTGCTGCTTCATCTTTTCCTGAAGCTGGAGGTCCGTTAAATATTACTATCATCTTTCTTCTCTATAAGTTGTGTGAAACCGTATTTACAAATATAGTAGGCATCTACAATATCCGTTATAGGATTCCACGATTTGTTTATTATACCACATTTCTCGCGAACGTCAACTCCGCATTCTTCTTCGAACGCTTCTATCATTAAGTCCTTACCTGCATTGCCTTTACCGCAACCAAACTTTTTAATCATTGTTGGTGCGTAGACATCATAAGCAATTCCTTTCTCCCATAGTTTATGTTTAAGTAAACCACAGTTCTCTGCTATCTGAAATACTCTACCGACCGCGCCAAATGCGTATCCTTCAATTCCAACGAAGTCACACTCAAAACATTTAGCTTGAGACCAAGAACCAATGATATCATATCTATCTTGATCGTTAAACCAAGTATCAGGATACATTGTTGCTTGATACTGTCCTTTCTCTCCAATTAGCAATTTCTTTTGCTTTACATAATAATAAAAGGTACAGTTATCGTAACTCCATTCTTCACCTTCATGAACACAAATTGCTGGACTACTTAAACTGTAGTCAACACCGGCAACTCTCATAATTTACTCCATAATGTTTATATGGATATATTTATTAGTTTTCTCGGTAAAAGATATGGGATCCTATGTGTCCAACCAAATCTAAAGAACTTGCCCAGTATGGTTCTACATAAGTTGTGTGGTAATGAGTTGCACCTTCTGTTAATCCTTGCATACGGCCTTCGTATATTGATTGATGAGCAACTAAGATTGATTCGTTCCATGCATCTGTTTCTGTAGGTTCATCTGACTTGCCATCACAGTACCAACTGAACTGACAACGATTTCTTACAGGTACTTCTCTAGTAGGGTCCTTCCATGAAGGTTTAAGTTCTGCATCGTATATTACACCACACACTGTATCAGGATAACTGCGATCGTTAACACGATTTAATACTACATCAGCAACTGCAAATTTACCAGCAAGATTCTCAGATCTACTTTCATGGTAAATATTCAATGCCATGCAATATGTATCACGAGTCATTTCAAATGAATCTCCATGCATCCCATAATCATAGTCGTAATCAATCGCAGTACCTTGAACTTTTAAAGGACTGATTAAAATCATTGATAACAATAATGCAGTTCTCATGCTTTCATCCTTGAATAACTTGCAGTTAACTCTTCACCTTTAAGTTCAGTACCAAACGTATGTATTAGCTTTTCGTTTTGATAGCGTTTAATGGTTCCATTGTTTAATTCAACATCAGTTACAGATTTGCCATTCTCGGTATCTTGCGGTCGAGTGTCATACCACATTGATGACAGTGCATGACCATGAATTGTCTGAACTCCTTTAGCCCATTCTATAGCATCCATTCGTGTCTGGTGATCTTCAACATCTTTAGTGTACTGAGTCATAATCATAGTCCTAAAAAGTAAGCAATTAATAAAGGTGCGCAAATGATAAAAGTAATCTTACCAATGTTATCGTTAAATAATTTTTCCATTATAGTTTCTCTCCTGGCTCAAAGCCTCTAAACGTTTTAAATCGTGGGAACCTTAAACTATATAGATCCTCACTAGTTTGAGATAAACTTATTGAGTCAGCTCTTATCTCTACAAGCTGTCCGATAACCGCGTTCTTTTGTTCCCAGAACAATTTCCTATCAGCATCAGATAATCCAGTTCCAACGTTAACACTGAAGTTTTTACCTTCATCTCTACCTTCGCAAACCAATGCTCCAAGTAGTCCAACGTTTTTACCAGTTCCTTCTTCCATATCAACTACAGTTAAAGTCAATTCAATATAAGGTTTCATTTTTAACCAACCGTAAGATCGTTTACATTCGTATAGACCGTCTTGTGGTTTAACCATGATACCTTCGTATCCTTTCTCAATAGCTTCTTTATTCATTGCTTCAAATCTAACAGCACCATCAGGTTCGTTAAGATCCATTAATTGATAATCAACTAATCTAATGTGGTGGTTGAACTGACCTGACAATATATTCAGATGAGCTTTTCTTGCTGTAATTGGCAACGTACCTTTACCTTCTTTAAATTCAGCAAGAGGTAAAAAGTCAAATAATGCAAAGTACGCATCTTCGGTCTGAGCATTTTCTTTTCTATGAATCTGTTTCATTAAAGCTTGGAAGTCTTCAGACATAACTTCGCCATCAAAGACTAAGTCGTTAAAGATCTTCTTGCTGAATGCTTTTTCAATATGTGGGAAGTTAGTTAGTAGTTTACCGTTACGACTATACATGACAGCAGTATCGTTTTGAACAATTACAATAGCTCTTACACCATCATACTTATATTCAACAACTACTTCACCTTTAATCTTTTTAGGATTCTTATCTCCTGAGTGAGCAAGCATACACTTGAATACAGGGATAGTACCTTTACGAACGTTATTAACCGTGCTGACTCCAAAACCTGCTCTAAAGTCTTTTAGTAAGATCCTACGATACCAATCGTTCCATTGTTCTGATGTTGCTATTAACATTACTTCAGTGATTGCATCTCGAGCAGCATGACCAGTTAATTCACGATTCTTTAATT